AATGCATTAATTGATTATCAGGACTATCCTATTAAAGCAGGAGAAACCTTTACTCTTAATCGTCGTTCTCTAGGTGTAGGTATTACTAACCTTGCTGGATTTTTAGCAAAAAATAAACTGTCGTATTATTCTCCAGAAACATTAGAAATTGTTGATGAATGGATGGAAAAGATACAGTATTATTTACTTGATGCCTCATGTAAGATGGCAGAGGAAAGCGGTGCTTGCCCAAAATTCAATGAAACAAAATATGCTGATGGTCTGTGTCCTTATGATTGGGCCAATCCAACAGCAAAAAAACTTGTAAAACGAAAGCCTTCAATGGATTGGAAAGGATTAAAGAAAAGAATTCAGGAATTTGGCTTGAAAAACTCTACGGTCAGTGCTATAATGCCATGTGAGTCTTCAAGTGTTATCCAGAACAGCACTAATGGAATAGAACCAGTCAGAAGACTTTTAACATATAAAAAAGCAAAGAATGGTATGCTGAAGCAATTAGTCCCAGCATTTCATAAGAATAGAAAATATTATGACTTAGCATTTGATTTTCAAAATAACCAACCATTACTTAATATGGTTGCTACATTACAGAAATGGATTGATATGTCAATATCCACAAATAATTACTACAACTATTCTCATTATGAAGGCGGGAGTATTCCATTAAGTATTATTATTAAAGATTTAGTTTATGCTTACAAGGTAGGAGTTAAGACTTTGTATTATGCTAATAGTCCAGATGGCGATGTAGATGTAACTAGTGGTTGTGAAGGTGGAGGTTGTTCAATATGATAACTGTATTAAATAAGAAAAATGTAGATACTACAACTCAACCATTATTCTTAGGTGAGCCATTAGGCTTACAGAGGTATGATAGATTTAAATATCCTATCTTCTGGGAACTATATAATAAACAAATAGAGTTCTTCTGGCGACCCGAAGAGATTGAACTTAAAAAGGATAGAGCAGATTTCCAAACACTTACAGATAATGAGAAGTTTATTTTTACTTCTAATTTAAAGTATCAAACGATGCTTGATAGTGTCATTTGTCGTGGTGTTCCTACGCTGCTTGAGTATGTTAGTAATCCTGAGCTTGAAGCCTGTCTAAATGTATGGGGTTTCTTTGAGCAGATTCATAGTACATCATACAGCTATATCATTAAGAATGTTTATGCAGATCCAAGCTCTGTATTTGATTCTACATTAGAAGATAAGGAAATCCTGAAGAGGGCAGAAAGTGCTATTGAAGATTATAATAAGCTAGGATATGGCACATATAAGGATGTTAAAGAACAACTCTATATGACTCTTATTAGTATTAATATCTTAGAAGCAGTTCGTTTTTATGTATCATTTATTTGTTCTTTTGCTTTTGCTAAGAATAAAAAGATGATTGGAAATGCAGATATTATTAGACTAATTAAGAGAGATGAAGCGGTCCATTTATATAATACTCAAACTATTCTAAATATTCTAAAGAATGAAAAATCTGAAGGGTTTCAGGATATAGTAAAGAGATGTCACGATGATGCTATTGCTATGTTTCAAAGGGCAGCAAATGAAGAAAAGGAATGGGCATCCTATCTATTTAAAGATGGATCATTAATTGGTTTAAATGAGACCACATTGCATGGTTATATTGAATGGTTAGTTGACTCGCGTCTTGAGACACTTGGGTTTCCAAAGATTTATAATGCAAAGAAGAATCCTATTAAAGGTTGGTCAGATGCATTTATGAATAGTGAGGCAGTTCAAGTTGCCCCTCAAGAGAGCGAAATTACGTCTTATAAAATTGGTGCATCTAAAAATGATTTAGAAGATTTAAATTTTGATGATTTAAGCTTATGAGGTATAAACATGTTTATCAAAGAATATCCAGAACTTGGTCATATGCAAATAATTCAAAATACTTTACCAGTGACAAGTGCAGAAAAGAAATATCATTATGTAAAGATAAGTGTTGCTGGTAAAAATATGCATTTGTTATTAACAGATTCTGAGGTATCAAGAGGACTTCATAGGGCACAAAGAAATGCAGATGATATAATGAATCAGGTTCCAATTAAGACTAGGATTACTATGTGCGTTTGGGTAGGAATTTATGCGTCTTTTATGACTGCTTTATTTATGGGTATGGTAATTAAGTACATGAGTTGACACATGCATAAGCCAGCATTAGTATTAAATACAGATGGCTCGCCATTAAGAATTATTACTTGGAAACGTGCTATATGTTTAGAAATTATTGGTAAGGAAATGCCAGGAGAGGGTGTTACTATATTGAAATACTATGACGATTATGTTAAATCTGCTGGTGGATTAGTTATGCAGGTGCCAGCAGTAGCTATAACTAATCGTTATATTAATGTCAAAAGACAAATTCCTTTAACAAAAGCAAATGTAATTATGAGGGATAAGTCTCGCTGTCAATATTGTAATATACATCTATCTTCAGAAATGATTACTATAGATCATGTTACTCCTAAAAAAATGTTTAAAAATAAAATAGATGCAACAACATGGACTAATGTTGTAGTGGCATGTAAGCCATGTAATATTAGGAAGGGTGGTAGGACGCCATCACAGGCAGGGATGCCTTTAATAAATAAACCATTCGAGCCGAATATCTATAATTTTTGGCATTTCCAAAAGTTACCAGAATGGGATGAATTCTTAGGGTATAATTAATGAACAGACCAGATACCTGTGATAACTGTAAGAGAAAAATAGAAAATAAAGATAAGGTTACCGTTATTATTCCCAATGTAGAAGTAACAAATAAAATGTCAGAGCCAGACACAATACATTTAAAACTATCTAAGTATTCTCTTACTACAAGAGCAATGAAAGTATATTGTTCTAAATGTTTGAATCCAAAAAATTATATAGGAGAGGATGATGCCTGAATATACATTTGATTGTAAAAAATGTGGACAATTATCATATTTAATATGTTCTATATCTGAATATGATGATATGTCGTCCAAGTTTAAATGCACTCATTGTAAAAGTAAGATGGTTTTTCGCTCATATGCAGACGATAGTATTCATACTAGTATTAAAGAAATTAAAACTGTAGCACAGCTTGCTGAAGCAAATGAAAAGAAATATGGTAAAGAATTAATTGCCAAAATGAGAGAGGAGCATAAAACAAAGCGTAAAGAAGGTATGAAAGAACTACCTAAAGGTATGTCTAGGGTCAAGTCTAGTGATGACTTAAAGGATAATTATAGCAAATCAGACTGGAAAAGGAAAGGTAAATTAAAATGAGTGAACATATTATTAATGCGGACAAGGATCAACATGGATTTTATAAAGAAGGAACTATCGACAACGCTAATCAGAATACAAAGCTGTATACCATTAGTGGTAGGCATGACTTTATAGATCAAGACGGGTTTTTTCAGGTTAATTTTGAACCTGTTGAAAAGGCAAAAATTAATCCATATGTACATGCTATTAAGCATAATCATAGATATATGGTTAAGATCGGTGAAAATGGCAAACTATTTAATCCATATGGGTTATATAGTGAGGGGATGGAAACTAAACAGCGTGTTGGTAGACCAACATGGAAGTTTGTAAATACTACAAAGGCTAACTTTGATCAATATGTTATTTTTCTTAAGACTAAGAACGAAGCCTTTTTAAAGAAGGCTGAGAGGGAGATTATATAATGGCTAAATTTGCAAATACAAAAGGACTAAGCAAGCAAGAAAAGTATATGATACAGGGTATGCTAATTGAGGATAATTCCATAGAAGATATTGCTAAGTATCTTGATCGTGAGGTAGAATTAGTAAATGGATTTGTTCAAGACCTTCCTGCAAACTGGATGAATCTTGAACTTGTAGAATCGGTTAATGAAGAATTAACTACTGAAGAATCAAATACTCAAAAACCAAATACTATGATGCATTTTATCAATAAAACAGGAAAAGGAAATAAGGGAGTTACTATAATGACTCCTGTTGCTTCCGAAAGAGCAGATGCAAATCGTAGTGGTAGGGGTATTCATACAGTCAAAAACTCTACTTATACACACAAGATTAAATGAATAAAAAATATGAAAGCAAATATCAGTCTAGGCATAATCCTGGTAAACAAGTGACTCTAGGACAATGGATAGCTGAGTTGATGTGTGAAAGAAAAGCACAGGCAGATGAGAATAAGGAATTGCCACGCAGATTCTGGATCGAAAAACATAAGGATAAAGAATCTTATAAAAAGTGGCAACCTTATCTCAAACGCCAAATCTATACAGCGTATAAGCTCATTGACGAATATGGTGATGAAAAATTATTACAATTCATCAGGGCTAATAAAAGCATCTATTCTCTAACACCAAAATGGGTCAAGGATAAACTAGACAAGTATCAAATTCCAAAGGTAGTTAAACCAGATGCAGATGATACTCCTGTAAAGTACATTGAAAATCCAAAATGGAACACAGATAGGGGATATAAAAAGAAAAGCTTATATGACAAACTTGATTAGTAGGAGAATATATGATCGCAACAGATAATCCGTTATATAAAGATTTAGTTAAACAATTTGGCGATGCTTTACATGATGCTTCTTTCATTACAGATAGACCGAAGCAAATTATTTCTGTATCTCCAAAGATTGATATTGCTCTCGGTGGTGGTGTTCCTGAAGGTTCATTATTTATTATGACTGGTCCAGAAAAGATAGGTAAGGATCAACCATTATATTCAACTGTATATACTATGGATGGACCAAAAAGAATGGGAGAAATAAGAATCGGTGATACGGTTCCTTCTCCTAGTAGTAATGACGGTAAAGCTAAGGTTGTAGGTATATTTCCACAAGGAATGATGCCTGTATATAGAGTAAAGTTTTCAGATGGAACTCATACAGACTGTGGACCAAATCATCTATGGAAAGTGTATAAAATAGATTATTGGAAAGAAGCCAAGGTTGTTCCTCTAAAAGAAATAATAAAAGATGGTATTATTAGAAATAATGGTAAACATAAACAGGCTAAATATTCTATAGATATTGAACCATGTCAATATTATGATAAATATGTTAAAATAGATCCGTATTTATTAGGTGTTCTATTAGGTGATGCATCAATTAAAACTAACACAATAGTATTAACTAATACAGATCATCAACTTCTAAATACTATTTCTTCTTTATTAGAAAACGAATATGAATTACGACAAACATCAGAAAATATATCTTACAGAATTAGCAGAAAAGACAATAGTTATTCTATTAATCAAAAACATAAGTATCTAGAAGAATTAAGGTATTATGGACTTAATGGTAAGACAAGTCATTTTAAATTTATTCCAGAAGACTATAAGTATAACTCTGTTGAAATAAGAGAAGAAGTTATCAGGGGACTTATTGATACAGACGGCACTGTAGATAAAAATGGAAGACTAAGTTTTTCCACCACCTCAATGATGTTGTGTAACGATTTTGCAGAAGTAGTAAGATCTTTGGGATATAAGGTTAAGATAAGTAATAAAAAATCTTTAGTAAATAATAAAGAGTTTAGTTCTTTTATTTGTTATGTATCCGGTAATAATTTACATAAATTAGTTGGTTTAGATAGAAAAAGACAAAGAATTAAAAAGACTCTTCATCATCCCAGAAGAAATATAGTTGCTATTGATTATATTGGACTTCATGAAACCCAGTGTATTAAACTAGATAATGATGGTGGTTTATACTTTACTGATAATCATATCGTTACTCATAATACTGTTACCGCCTTATCCTTTTGTGCAAATGCACAAGCACAAAACAGATATATCTATTATGGAAATATTGAAGGTCGACTAAAGAAAAGAGATCTAGAAGGTATTAGGGAACTACAACTTGGTCCAGAAAAGTTTCAAATGGTAGGAAGTGCTGAGGGAAATATTCTCTCTGGAGAAGATTATCTAGCCATCTTTGATAAGATAGCACATGGACACTCTAGATCTGTAGCTGTGATAGATTCCTTCTCGGCACTTGCTGCTGAAGCAGAACTTGCTGGTGAACTTAAAGATATTCAGGTTATGAGTATTCAAAAAACACAAGCAAAGTGGTGTCGACGTATTGGAAATGTTTTACCAATCAATAATGTAACTGTTGTTGGTATCACTCACATGATGGCGAATGTATCATCTTTTGGAAGTAGAAAAACTAAAACTGAAAAAAGTGGAACATCATTAAAGTATCAAGTAGATGTAAAGCTTGAAGCTAGTCACTCAGAAGCAGTAATGCAGGGAGAATCTCAGATAGGACAAAAAATCCATTGGAAGGTAATAACTTCAGCAATTGGTCCTCCAGGGCAAAAAGTTGAGAGTATAATTAAGTATGGAAGAGGTGTGTGGAGAGAATATGAAATTGCAGATCTATGTTGTGACTTTGGAATAGCTACAAAGAAGGGTGCATGGATCACATTGTCTGATACAGAAAAGTTTCAGGGGATGCCAAACTTCGCACAATATCTTGAAGAGAATCAAGAGAGATGTATTGGATTAGAAAAAGAAATCTTTGATACTGTAGGTATAGCTAGATGAAAGTAAAAGACTTAGATTTTAATGAATATAGGCTCAATCTTAAGGGTAGAGTAGTAAAGGCTGATGAACGTCGTCCTAGATCTACTTATCATATTACTGCTAGAGATATACTAAAAAGACTATTTCCAACCTCTCAAGTTTTAGAAGAGGTTCCAATAACGATTAGAAGGGGAGAATATGCTTTTCTAGATTTCTTTATTACACAATTTAGATTAGTTATAGAAGTACATGGTCAACAACACTATAAGTTCACTCCAATGTTTCATGCTTCAGCACAAGATTTTATCAAGCAGAAGAAGCGAGATGTCGATATTAAAGAATGGTGTGCCATTAACAATTTAACATTTATAGAACTTAGATATGATGAAAGACCAGAAGAATGGATCAACAAAATAAACATGCGTTAATTGATAAGATGGAACGCATTGATCTTATTCTTGATGAATATGAATCTAATATTGGACTGTCCACTTATCATGAAGAGTTTTTAAATTCAAATACTGCTTATGCATATATGAATATGTCTAGGGATCAAATTGAAAAAATGGATATTCATGGTTGTGCTGAAGCGGCATATATTCTTGGTAGTTTATCATTTCATATTCAGAGATCTATTAATAGAGAAACAGCAAGATTAAATTGGGCTAAGGCAACAATAAAAGAAATCATTTGTAAAAGTGCTGGTCAATATACTGGTACATGGGGCAATCAAGATATGCAGGCAACATTAGATAATGATGCAAGTAGAAAGCTACATGAAATACAAAAGTATTGTCAACAACGTATAGATAGATTAACATATTTAGCAACTTCAATTAAGAATATGTCCGATCTATTCATTAACCTTCAACGTGCAAAGGTAGCAAGTAATGGATAAATCAGATTTAAAAGCGTTATTAAGTGAACTCCTTGAGGAAGTACTAGAAGAAAAGCTAGAACAAATTACAACTAAGCATGAAAGAAAAGCAGAAAAGAAAACTAAATATAGAAGACGTAAACAACAAGAGAATAACAAATCTTCAAATACAAATGCTAAAAATAGTTTTGATGTAGAGTCTTTAGGACTCAGTGCTGCTGAAAAAAAAGAATTAGCACAGGCTTCAAAATCAGATAAGGCAAATAATGTCCATATGAAAAAAGAGAAGTTGACAAATCGTAGGCCGTCTGGTAAAATTGAGGTTCGATGCCGAAGCTGTGGCAAGACTGAAAAAGTCTCTCCATTGCTGGTTTATAAAGATGAAGATGGTTATAGATATAAGTGCAATAGATGTTCATGCAGTGCAGGATAACGGTTATCAAGTTTAGATTTCGGACCCGTTCCTACCTTAAAACTTGATGAGGCTCAAAACGGGCATTTTTATTTGGAGGTTTTATATGCC